ATCGCGGCCGAGGCCCATCTCCTCCGACCAGGCGGAGCGCAGCGCGTTCTCCATGGCGACGGTGATCGAGGTCGCCGCTTCGGGCAGCAGCCACACATCGGCGGCCACCGCGATCACCTGCTGGACGGCGGGAGCTACCAGAATTCTGTCATTGACCATGCGCACGGCCGGGTTCTGCAGAGCCGCGTCCACCCGCGCCAGGAGGGCCGCATCCGGCACTCCATTATTGTCGGTCGAAAAGACCGCCACATGGATCGTTGGATCGCGCCCGATCGTGTAGACCGATACATCTGAAACACGCGGATCAGCGCCGAGCGCGATCGAGCGGTAGCGCGGCTCTGTACCGCCCGTCGAGCGGCCACGGATGGCCAGCACGACACGCTGGCGAAGCCGCGCATCATCCTCACCTGAGAGCCGGGCGACATCGTAGAAGGCAGCGAGGATATCGAGGTCCGGGCCGGAGGCGTAGGGCAGCAAAGTGCCACGCACTGCCTCATTGATGCGCTGGCGCAAGAGCATGTCCTGGTAGGCCGATACCTGGAGCAGGATCTGCGCCGGGTCCGTCTCCAGATCCTGCACGTCATATTCGATGCCGGCGGCCCGGAAGATCGCCACCAGCCGATCACGGAAATCTGCAAGGCGAGCCTCGTAGGCGATCTCCTCGACCAGCGTCGGGGCAGGCAGATTGGCAAGCTCGGGCGGAAGCACGGTCATAGCGCGATCGTCAGCTCTCTGTTTTCCTGCACCGCGAAGTCGCCGAGATGGCCGCGCGGAAAGTAGTCACCTTCCAGAAGGAAGACGAAGCGGCCGTCGCGCCCACCCCGAAGAAGCGTGATGGTGCGCAGGTTGAAGCCCGGCTCGCCCCCATCGGGATCGTTCAGCGCTTCGGCTACGGAGACATAGAGGGAAAGAAGCGTGTTCGGGTCGGCATTGGCGTCCTGCAACTCGGGCACGGCCGAGCCCAGGTGTCGGCGCATCACGCGCGAGCGGATACGCGTGGTAAGGCACTTGCCGATCGACTGGACGACATGGTCCCAACCGGCAAGCACCCGCCCCGTATTCGCGTCGATGCCGACACGCATCTTGTCAGGCACCTTCCGAGGTATCGCCCTTGCGCCGCGCCTTCGGGGCTACCGGCTCGGGAATGGCGGCCGCCCTGACCTGCGGATCACGCAGCTCGCCGGCCAGAAGGGCGTAATGTGCCTCTTCGGCAGAGAGCTGAAGGGTTTTGCCCGCGCCCGGTGACCGGCGGCCGGCAACCCAGGCGCCGGCTTTCTCTGTCACCTGATAACTCTTCCTGACGATCGTCTTCGCTGCGTTGTTCATGCTGTCTCCTAGACTGGTTCCGAAGTGATGTTGGCGCCTTGGAGCACGCCGCCATGCCGGTGCGTGTCCCCCACATTGGTGCCGTTGTGGGTGAGCTCACCGCTTGAAATCTTGACCTCACCGCCCGACTGAATGCTGACGCCGCCGCTGGCGACGATCTCGACCTCGCCGCCGCGAAAGCGGATCTCCGCGCCCCCGAAGGCCAGGACCATCTCCTCCTGGCTGTGCCCGCTCGGGTTCGGGGCGTCCGAGGTGTAGCCATCACGGATGGCAAGGGACTGCGGGCCAAGCTCGCCCTGGGGAGATAGCAGCCGCATGGGATCGCCGATCCGGACCGGGAAGTGCGTGCCCGTTGCTCCGGCGGCCTCCTGCACCTGCACCCAGGGCGAGAGGAAGCGCTTGCCCGTGCGGGCGTCGACCGGCTGGAGTTCCAGGCGTACGCGATCGCCGTCGATCGCCGCCACGCGGCCGGTGAGGATCGTGGCCGCCTGCCGACGCTCCAGATCGTCGACTTGCTTGCGGATGGAACGGAACTCGCGCACGACCGCATGAACGTCGCGCCTATCCATTGCCCGCCTCCGTCAGCGGCCACAGCTCGTCATTGACGTAAAGCTCCTTCAAGAGGTGCTTTTCGTCGTCGAAAATGCCCTCGCCAAGCTGGCGCAGCTCCTGCCGCCACTCGACGGCCATGATGGAGGCGCCACGCTGCCGGAGCTGCAGCGAGACGAGCGGCTGGATCTCGACATTGGATGGGGCGCCAAGGCGGGTCAGGCCGAAGAGCTGGCCCGAATGCAGGATCGTGACGATCCCTTCCGCTATCGCCCAGCCGTGCCGGTCGCGATCCCGGCCGTCCGTGATGACGAAGGCTGCACAGGAAAGGTCAGCCTCGATCGCGGCCGGAGGCTGGTTCCTGGCGCGGGCCTTGATGATGGCCACGCGCACGGCCGGCGCCGGGAGCATCGTCCTCTCCAGCTCCGACAGATCGAAGCGGCCGAACTGCTCTTCCGCCTGGCGCAGCTCGGGCATGCTGGCGCGAATGGTGGCGACCACGGCCGCGCGATAGGCATTGATGCGGGCTTCGGGCGCGCTCACTGGACGAGCCTCCCGAGCCAGTCCTCGGCCGTCTCGACGATGTCGTTCTCGTTGGCCGCCGACAATCCGAGATAGGGCCGCGCCGGCATGTCGACGCTCTGCACCATGATGAGGCTGTTTCCGAGGTGGAAGAAGAGCGCGCGTGCATCGCGCGGCCGGATCGTGCCGCCCTCCTGATGGATGCGCGCATAGATGAGGCCGGAGCCAACCATTACCGTCGTCTCGCCCGCCTCGTAGTCGATCGAGCGCGAGAGCGCCCCGCTCTGATAGAGGAGCGGCGTGCCCGCGATGTTCGGTTGCCACTTCGCCCCGGAAGGCGCGGTCTTCTCCTCCTCGATCCGCCTGCGCGTCTGTTCCTGGACGAGACGGCCGATGCCGTCCATCAGCTCAAAGCGCGGAGCCTCGGCCAGCCCCTCGATCTTGAGGAGCGCTTCGGTCAATCCCTCGGAAACGATTTCGATCGCGACGCTCACGGCAACGTCCTCCGCGAGAAGAGGCGCGGATTGGCGCTGAATGCAGCACCGCCCGGAGATGCACCGGGCGCTCCGGAAACGGGCGGCTCATCGGCTCCGAGCGCGGCCTTGCCATCGGCGATGCGCTTGAGCAGCTCGACGGCGTGCTTGTAGCGGTCTTCTATGGTGGTGGTCAGCGCCGTATGGCGGATCGCCAGATTGTAGACGGCGATGTTGACGGCCGGCGTGATGAGCGCTGCCGGCTGTCCGGGCAGCGGCGTCGAATAGCGGGCCGACAGATGCGTGTCGATTTCGGCGCTCGCCTGCGCAAGCGCCGAGGCGACGGCCGTATCGCCATCCACATCGGCCGGAAGGAGATCGGCCAGAAAGGACGCGCCCCAGACTTCCTCGATATTGGCCCGGCTGGCGTAGCTCAATGGTGCCTCCTGACAAGGGCGGGAGCGGCATCGGCGCCTGCCGCTCCCTGACCGGATGGTCCGCCGGTTTCCCGGTTGCGGGCGGTGCGCCGCCCGTCCGCCGGACCGCTCCCTCGCGGTTATTCCGTGTCGATCGCGTTCAGCGCTTCCAGCCGGTCGAGCGTGTCCTTGTCGATGCCGGCGGGCAGTTCCTCGCCAGGGCGATACGTCCGGCCCTTCCAGCGCACCTCCTGGAGGGCGATCGGGCGGATCGCCGCGGCCTTCGTCGGAATTGGTGGCGGAGGCGGCGCGGGTTGCGTGGTATCGCCGGACTTGGTTTCCGGCGTGGTCTTTGCCTTGCTCATGGGCTCTCTCCCAGTCACGCCGCGATCGCGTCCTGGATCAGGTAGCCCACGTCGCGGGCAACCATCAGCTCGCGAACCCGTTCACCGACACGGACGCGCTCGCCGCCCTCCAGTCCGATGTCCTTGTCGGGGATGGAGCCCGCGATACGGCCGCCATATTCAGCCGTGAAGCCCCACGTGATCGTCATGTCGTTGGCGGCCCGCTTGGCGGGATTGAGGTAGATAAGCTCGATCGAGTTGCCCCAGACGCGGCCAAGCTGCACCGCCTGACCCTTGCGCGCCGTGTTCACCCAGGCGGCGCCGATCAGGACATTCTCGGGCGCCAGCTCGAAAAGCTCGGCGAACTGCGCGCGGGTGATCGCACCATCCTCCGTCAGACCGCCCTTCACCGCCTTGATGAGGCGAGGATGGCGCTTCAGCTTCGACCAGACGGGATGCCCCATGACGATGTGGTTGGGGCGATAGACAAGCGTCTTGTCCATGCCTTCATCGATCACCGCATATGGATCCGAAGTCGTGTAGCTGTCGAAGCGATCGCCACCGGCCAGCACGATCCGCTTGTCGGGCGCGTAGTTCGCCGGGTTCTGCACCACGGCCGCCGCGCGGATCTCGCGGTCAAGCTCGATCAGGTCGGTCAGGCCCTCGACGGCCGCCGCGCGCGGATCGTATTTAGAACGCTTTTCCGCACGGGCGCGGGCTGCCTCCCGGATATCCGAGAACGGGATCGGATCGTCCAGGCCGTAATCGCGCACGGAGCTTTCCTCCTCCTCGGCCGTGAACTCGACCTGGTTGACGCGGCCCTTCCGGCCGACCTCGGTGTTGGGCACCGTGAAGCGCTCGGACAGCGGGAACTTGGTCCACTTGAAGCTCTCGCCCAACACGGGCAGCGGCGGGAGCGCGCGCCGTCCGATCAGCGTGTGCGCAGGGTTGCGATAGCCGATCGCGATCGCGGTCAGCGTGGGATCGACGGGAAAGGGACGGTTCATGGTCAGCCCTCGGGATTGGCCGCCGCTGCGGCGATGTTGGTGATCGTGACGAGCACGGGGATGATGTCGCCCGCCTCGCCGTCAGCCATGGCGAAGGCGCCGGAGCGCTGGCCGGCTTGCGCCACGACGCCCATGCCCCCGGCATCCGGAGCGAGCGCGTCGCCGAAGGACACGGCTCCGCCGAGCTGAAGCTCAGCCCAGCCGACCTGGACGACGTCGAGCATGCCGCCGGCCGCCGCGCCCATGGCGTCGGACACGCCGATCACCTTGCCGTCAGCGGCGCTGGCGCTCACCCCACCGGGTGCCGGAGCGACGAAGCGGTGGCCGGCCACCGCGCTCGCGGCGAGAAAGCTCTTGAGCAGGATCGGGGTCATGCGCTGGCTCCCTTCTTCTCCTTCACGGTGAGCACGGCATCGGAGAAGGAGATCATCCTTCCGGCCTGCCTCTGCTCCTCCTGGTAGCGGTTCGCCTCGGCTGCGAGGTCATAGGGATCAAGCTCCTGCCCGCGCGTGTCGGCCTGCCGTTCCCCGAGCCGCGTCGGCTCGCAGATCACCGGCAGCGTGGCCGCCAGCGCCTTGAAGCGTTCGAGCCCGCCCTCGGTGGCGCACATGGCGCGGTAGGTCTCACGCGAAGCCGGCGTGATCTTGCCCTCCGCCTGGGCGGCGTCGAGCGCGGCGTCGATCTCGCGATCGGCATCCTTCCTGCGCAGCGCATCCAGCGCGGCGGTGGTATCGGCGAGGCTTTGCCTGATCGCGGCAAGCTCCGCCTTGTCGGGGGCCTGCTGCAATGCAGCCGTCGCCGTCTGCGCCTCCTGCTGGAGTGCGGCGATCGCTCCCGTGATGGCGGCCTGATCGGCCTTTTCGGGATCGAGCTTCAGGGCCTGGGCGAGCGCGGCGCGCTCCCCGTTGCGCGCCGCGATCGCGGCGAGGATGGCGGCTTCGTCCGCGTCCTCGCCGAGGCCGAGCGCCCTAGCAATTGCCTTCATATCTTCGGTCTCCTGTGTGGTTGGTTCCTGGCCCGCCGCTTCCCGGCTGAGGGCCTTCATCTGGAGGGCGGGCCTGTTGACGAGTCCGGCGCCGAGAAGGCGCGTGATCCTGCCGTCCTTGGTGTGATTGAAGGCAGGCGAAATGAAGCGGTATTCGCGGGCGGCGATCATGGCGGCGGCCTTGTCGGTCCACTCCACCTTTCCCCACACCTCGCCGTTGCGCTCCTCGACGTCGATGATCCATCCGGCCGCAGGTGCGGCATGTCCTTGCGGGGCGAGATGATCCTGGCCGTGCTCGTAATCGATCGGGAGCGGACCGCGATTGGCCGCGAATGCGGACACCACCGCACGTGGATCGGCGGCCCAGCGCCGGCCGTCACGGGCGGTGATTGTCGGGCCTGCCGGGAAAAGTTGAACCCATCCGGGCGCGGACTTGTCCGCTGCCAGCTCGGTGTGAAAAATTGCAGTTGCGGTCGCCTTCGTCATGGGCGACAAATTGGACGCTTCGCCCACCGCCGCCGCCCCTGACAGTGTCAGGTCGGCTCGATCTCAGGACCGCAAGGGCGGCGCCACCCCGGATAGCCGAAGGAAATCGAATTTGAGGCCGATTTGAGGGCCGCTGAAGCGCATCAATGGCGTAAGGCGTCCGATGCCCGGCCACGGGTCGCAACAGCGTTCCTGCCCCCGCTCCGCCATTCTATCGATCGAGGCGCGGGAAAATCAGTCGGCCACCCCGAGGGCGCTTTCGCAGTGAGCGAGATCGTCATGGATCTGGTCCACGTCAGTGGACACGTCCGGCCGCTCGGCATTGCCTTCCAGGAAGCGGATCAGCTTGCCCGCGACCTCGTCCATGACGTTGGCGGCGCTCCAGCACTGGATGTAGGAATGATAGGCCGCTCGATCGTCGCTGGCATGGAGCGCGTCCCACCACTGGGCGGAAGCCTGGACCAGGGGACGATGCACTTCGCTCTCAAGCCGGCTCGCCGCTTTGGCAGGAGAGCTCTCCATTTCTTCCAGGGCAATCGTGAACGCCTCGCCGCTAGTGAGAACGGCCTGATAGAGCGTCCGCGTGTCCTGGATGGCTCCCGCAATCCCCGATGCCGGAGCGACCATTATGCCGGCAACGGAAAGAACAGCGGCGACAATGAGCTGGCGCATGAAACCCCCTTTCCCTTGAAATCTCGCCTGATATGCCGCATATTTTCGTCGGGCGCGAGCCATTTGCGTTTCACCAGGACGGCAGCGATGCCGGATCTGCGAGGGATTGACGGTCCTCCGCGCCCATACCTCACTCGATCGCCATTCCCTGCCTTCTGGCCTTGCGAATGAAGGCTTGTGCATCCTTCGCGCTCTTGCGGTGGAACGAAACCAGCCACCATTCGCGCCCCCCGGCCGCCTGCTTGACCGCCACGCGCCACCATCGGCCGGCTATCTCCCCCATGAACACGACCACACGGCCATGGGGCACGGCTGCCGCCGGACTGCTGATCACCGCAAGCGCCTGCCGGAAATCCGACACGTCGAGTCCGCGCCGGGCATGTTCGACAAGGATATGACGGGCACTGTCGGCCGACAGCCGGACGACGGGCGTTCGTGCACCGGTCGCTTCAAGCACCTGCGGCGTCACCTGCGCCACCGGCAGATAGGAACCCGCCGGCATCCGGCCTTCCGCGAGGGCGCGCATGACGGGCGAGCCCACAATGTCCTCGATGGCGACACGACGCCGGTTCTCGGTCAGGGATGCGAGCTTGCCAAAGAGGAACTCCGAGGCGTTCGCCGCCCGATGCTTACCGGGGTTGGTCGCCCAGCCCGGATCGATGCCCATGGGCACCGCCACGGTCTCGCCCGTCCGCTTGTTCCTCCAGGACCGCATGACGATTTGCGGCCCTTTCATTCCGTCCGTCCAGCCGAGCCGCCGTGCCTCGCGTTCGGAGATCTGGCGGACGCCGCACAGGCATCCCCAGCCATTCGGCGGATAGTGCGTATCCCACCAGGGATCGTCCACCGGCAGCATGATGCCGACCCAGCCCTCATGCTCGGGCCGTCGCCGCTCGGCGCGGGACAGCGTGTAGAGGAGGAATGGCAGGAAGCGCTTTGTCCGCTGGGTCCGCTCCCATTCGCCCGCCGCATGAGCGGTTCGCGTGTTCGCCCAATAGATTGTGCGAAGCCGGCGCGGACTGCCGAGCTGCACCACCTTCGGCACGCCATCCTTCGGATCCGCCTGGATGGCGCGCCCCCACCACCCCTTTTCCTGCAGGATCGGCGTGAGGCGCTGGCTGAACTGTTCAAACGGCACGCGGTTTACGATGGCATCGTCCACGGCCGCGCGGATATCCTCAAGCACGTCCCGCTCCATGGACTTCGCCACTGTCCAGGAGAAGGCGTGCTCTTCGGGAGCCACGTCCCTCCAGTCGAAGGACGGCATCGAGCGCTTGGCGCGGAAATACCGCACCACCTCCTCCGGCGCGGTCTTGAACAGCTCCGGGCTTGCCATCTATCGGTTCCGGCCGTTGCCGGTATCTCCAAGGCCGCGCGCCTTCATCGTGAGAGCAGCAAGCCTTGTGGCGAGTGCCGATCCAGCAGAGCCGTGGCGCAGCTCGTCCAGCCCGGCTCGCAGATCCTCATATGTCGAGGACTTCTCGAAGAGCGCTTTAAGCGGCTCAAAAAGCGGATCAAGGTCGCTTTGCCAGTGGCTCAAAGCCTCTTCGACGAGGATGTCCAGCTCGTCCCGTTCGTCGGCCGCGACCGCATGGTGTCCACCGCAATGCGGGCAGGCCGGAGACAGCCGGGTTGCAGAGCGACCCTCCTTCGCGACTTCCGGCGGAGTGGCTGCGGCGGCGAAAAGCTTCTCGCCCGGCTCGGGATCCTCGAAGCCGATGCGCTTGCGTACGCCAGCCATGCCGATCTCCAGGCCGAGCGGGACGAGCCGCTCGACGACATCGGCCAGAGCCTTGATGTCCTCGGCCTCAGTGATCGGGATCACGACCGTGGGATAGTAATCCTGCGGGCCGTAATTCAGATCCACGAAGGGGCGGATCAGATCGCGGTTCATGGTGACCGCCGTCTGCCGGGCGTCGGCGCGTGCTATGTCGTGGCGCACATTCTCGTGCACCTCGGCCTGGGCCTTGCTGGAGCCGTCATCCGTGCTCATGGTCTGGCCGAGCACGCCCTTGGAGACTTGCTTGTCCAGATACTCGGCCATGGCCGAGAACAGGTTGTTGCCCGAAGATCCGGCGACCTCGACGAACTCGATCTCCATGTCTTTCGGGATGATGGCGGCGGCGTCCGTCGAGATGTCGCGCACGGCCTGCAGCAGGATACGTTTGTCGTCGTGGCTCGCGCCCTGGCCAAAGCGGCCGACCCGCAGCGGCATGCCATAGACCTCAAGAAACGCCATCCAGTCCTTGAGGCTGTAATGCTTGAAGAGGAAGGCCCACGCGGCAATCCGCGCAAGCCCGCCCCGGATCGGCAGACCGGACTTGAGCTTCGGCCTGTGGACCGAGAACTGGAAGGGCGGCAGATCGAGCCCGTTGACATGGAGCGGATCCTTGAGGCGGATCGTTCGGCCGTCGACCTCGTCGATCTGGAAATGCCGCTGGTCCCGCCACTCATAGCGCCTCGGCCACCATTCCTTGCCCGAGCGGTCCCAGATGGTTTCCACCACCGAATAGCCCTTGGCCAGACCGTCGAGCAGGTCCGCAAGATAGTCGTCGATGAACTCGGGCTGACTGATCAGGTCTTTCACCGCCTCGGCGATCTTCTTGCCCTGCGCGTCCTCGGTGCCGGCGACCACGATCGGCTCGACGCCGGTAATGGCGCGCTTGCGGGTGCCAAGAACGGAGGCATAGTGGAGATCCCGCTCCTCCATCTCCTCGGCGAGAAGGAAGAAGCGATCGGGCCAACCCCGGCCGGCCGCGCGCAGCATCTCCGCCATGCCGGCCGGATCCAGACCGGCGATCACGCTGTCGCTCCAGACGTTCCTCACGCTGCCCATCGTCGGGGCCGCCACCTCCTGGGTGAGGCGGTGAGACGAAACCGGATTGCCCCACTGATCGACTATGACGGGCCGCTTGGCCATCAGAACAAGCCTCCTCTCATCGTGGGGATGAAGCCTCCGCCGCCCTGTCGCTCGAACATGTCGACGCGCTCGTCCGAGGCTGCGGATACAGGCGTGTAGCCGTATTCGTCGAGATCGGCGCGGCTGGCATAATAGCCGAGAGCCCCGGCAATGGCGCTGTCGCCGTGACGGTCAAGCCCGTCCGTCCCCTTGAAGCGGTGATCGTCTGGCACCTTGATGATGCCGTTCACGTAGATGAGCGACTGGTGATCGCGCAGCACGTCCTCATGCCGGGGCAGCAGGATGGTGCCGTCCGTGAACGCTTCCACATAGGCCGGCATTTCTGTGCGGTACCACGCCTCCGACAGCTTCACCTCGACCATGGTGGAGCCGTAGCGCTGGGCGGCCTTCTCGGCGAGATACGCGCCGTTGCCGGTCGCATCCAGCGCTCCGCCCGAAAGGCGCGGCAGGCGATCCACCACATAGAAGAGGATCTCGCGCTGCTGGTCGAAAGGCGCGTTGCGCAGCTCAAGCACGAAGCATGCGCGACGCATCAGGTCCGCGCCGATCTCAAAGGGCAGGATGACGGTGGCGTCACCGGAACGCGCGAAGTCCTCGCCGAACACATGCTGGCGGCGCGGGTTGAGCTTCTTGAGAAGAG